TCACCCGATTTTCCTCTTCAATATCGTCAGCACCGGCCCACGCGAGTCCGTTGTTGATACCCTGTTCGCAGCCTCAATCAGCTTGCCTAGCTCAGCGCCGGAGTAATGACTGGTGATGCTGCCGTTCTTGTGCCCGAGCAGTGACTTCCGATCCTCTTCAGTTACACCCGCAGCCCGCAGTCGGCGGCCGAAGGTGTGCTTCAAGTCGTGAATCCTGATCGAGGCATACCCAGGGTGAGCGGGGCGAAGGTTTTCCTCCTGCCAGAGTTTCGCCGCTCTCACCCGTGCCTTCTTCCAGGCTGAGTCGTTCATCCGGTGCATCGCGGCACCGTTGTAAGGGAACACCCACTCCTTGCTGATGCCGCGCTGCCGCTCGATGATCGACTTGGCCACGCTGTTCAACACCACCAGGCGCTCGTCGCCATTCTTCACGCCGGATCGGGCGTGCCTCCCGCCGAAGTCAGCGGGGATCAGGAAAACACTGGTCCCAAGTTCCGGCACCGAAATCTCCCAATCCCATCTCAGCTTGCACACCTCCTGCTCGCGGCAACCAGTGTTCACCTTGAACAAGGCCATCGTCTGCAGGTGCCCGGGCAGCTCGTTGAAGAGAATCGACTGCTCTTCCCACGACATCGGGTAGGGCTTGCGGCTCGACTTCTTCTCTTCGAGCTTTTTCAGCATCGGCACGCTGTCCAACCAGGGCCGGCGATCTTCATCCCGCCACTTCCTCGCGCAGAGGGTCAGAACCCGAACCGCGCGCTCGATCGCGATGTTGATCGTCCTGTTGCTTACCGCCTTCTCGACGGTGCCGTCGGGCAACACCTTTTCCGTCTGTCGGTCTCGAATGAAAGGCTCCAATGCCTGGTCGTCGATGTGCGTCAGCGGCAGGTGGCCCAAGTAGGGGTGCAACTGCTTCATGCACAGTGCGGTTAGGTGAATGGAGGGTTGATCCTTGGACTCCAGGAGGTACCGCGTCGCGGCTTCCTCCCAGAGCCTGACCTGCCGCACGCCGTATACCTTCTGCTGGCGAAGTTTCTCCAGCTTGTGGATCAGGTACTGCTCGGCCTCCTCGCGGTCACCAGTGCCAGTGCTCTCTCGAATTCGCTCCCCTTTGTAGACTTTGTCGATTTGCCAGACACCGCCTTTCTCGTAGAGGCCGGTGATCGTTTTTCGCGCCATGTATCATCTCCTCGGCGCTCGCTGCGGGGCCGATTGTTGTCCTGTCCTGTGGCTTTTTCAATCGACTTTGCCTCGATGTAAGCGTCGGCCCACTCGTCAAGCTCCTGGCGGTCGAAGGCAACGCCCTGTTTTCCGATCGGGAATTCCCGCACGTTCGGCCTGACCGTCTTGTTGAATTCATCCCGGCACATACCGAGATACCCGGGGGCATCGCCGAACCGGATAAACCGGGGCTGAATGCTGGAAGGCTTCGCTGCTGTGGCGTTCGCCATGTGTCTCTCCGTGCCAGTCAGGCCAAGAAGTGGTGCCCGACCTTCGCCGTCTTGGCGGCTTCCTCGGTGCGGAACATGAGCTTTGTTTTTCTGGTCCGGCCATAGGCCTCGTACTCAGCATCGACCCACCAGGCGCCGAACTTGCGGTACGGCTCGCCGAGGATCTTCGTGACGTAGCAGTCGATCAGGTTCATGGGCGAGGTCCTTTGTAGATCAGGTAGGCCATGTACATCAGGGGCAGGATCATTGGCATAGCTCCTTGGGCACGTGGACGGTATGGCCGAGCTTGGTGTGGGTGGCGGCTCGCATCGCTGCTACGAGCGGGCTCACATGTTCGAAGTGCCGATTTTCATCTTCCTGCTGAGCACGCCAGAGAACGCACTTGCGCTGCCAGTCCCATGCGCTGGGCTCGATGGTCAGCTCATGTTTCTCAATCAGCGGGCCGCCCAAAGACCAGTTTTCCTGCGGGTCATACCGCGCATCGCGCACGGTGACCTCACCGGTGTAGCGGACGAACACTCGCCACGGGTTGCCGTAGATTGGCGGCGCGAGCTTCACATCGAGGCCTTCCGCCTTCCCGACGGCCCAGGCCAGCTGCTCGCCGACAAGGTCTGCTGTCTTCACTTCGATCAGGTCGGTCATGGCTGCACCTCGCGGCGCGCCCACCAGCACACAGGGCCGTCGTCAGTGTCATGGATGGCCAGGCAGAACCAATCGCCACCGGTAGGCCTTTCAGGTTCCCAGTAACTGCAATCCGGGTCATGACTTTCAAAGTAACGATTGGCGATTGCCTCGTCGGCGTATTCCAGGCTGACCATGCAGACCTGCAAGCCTTGCTCGGCAATCCAGGCCTTGCACTTGTCGCCATCACCTTCATCGAAGTCGGGAAGACCTGGATGCTGGAACATTCCGTATTCATCGCGCACGACTGGGGCCCGCTGGATCAGTTTGATTTCTTCAGACATGACGATTCCTTGGCCGCCTTAGGCGGCAAAAGTTGATCGGAAAAATGTTTGTGTGCTGGATTTTCGACCAGTTGTCGGGAGCGGTTCTCAATGGACTTGATCACCGCTCCGCTTGGGTTATTTTTTCAAATACCCACTAAAACGACGGTTGCAGGAGGGCTGTATGAGAGTGCGCGGCGATGTGTACTGGACATGGGCAGACCCTACGCTTCACCAGCGAACCCATGATGAGACCCTCGAAGACGGCACATACATAGATGTGCAGGTTAGGCTGTCGCGAACGGGTGGCACGCAGATGTTTATCGGCGTGTATGCTCCCGCTGGCATGGCGTTACACGAAGAAGCCTTCGATTCCCGCCCGGGTGAGTCAATGACCAGGGCGATGGCATGGGGCGTGGGCTATGCGAGAAAGCTGGCCACCAAATCTCATGAAGCGGATGCATTGGCAGCATCCGGGCGCTGAACGTGATGGGGTCAAGTCCATGACGCTTACGAAAGAAACTGACATTCAGCTTCGTCAGGCCCTTATATCGCTGATGGCCGCAGCTGAGCATTTGGGTATCAATCCTGAAGTGCTCAGGTTGACGGCCGTCGGCGTCCTTACACAAGAGACGCCTGACTGGTGGGTGGATGCTAAACAGGTGGAAGGTTCGATACGGGCACTCAATGTATCGGTTGAGTACTTCATTGGTTACACCGGCGGAAAGTGCAGTCAGGCCCTAGTCAGTGGAACGGGGAAGGCGCAGTGCTAAGCGGCAATCAGGAGGGCCTCGATAACGCGTTGCCCTGCGAGTGGCGGCACTGCGTTGCCGGCCATGTGCATAGTCAGCCGATGGTTGTCCGGGCGCAGGGTGTCGGCCGGGAACGACATCGCAGCTAGAGCCTCGCTGGCGCTGAGCATCCGCATGCGGTCGCCGTCGACCAGAGCCCAACGGTCAAGCGTGGTAATGGTGCCGATCGGCCGGTTAATGTCGCGCCCGGTGGTGCCGGAGCCCTTGCCATAGTAGGGCATGATGAACCGGTCGCCGAAACGCTGACGCCCGTTTTTCACCCGGTCGAGTGTGGCCTGGGCCCGGCCCGGCTTCTCGATGGACGACCACCGCCCGCCCTCGAAGTCGAGGAAGCTGGCGGCCGGCACATGCCGTTCTCGGGGCAGTTGCAGCATCAGCGGTGCCTTGCTGCGCGTCAGCACCATGAACAGTCGCACCCGGTGCTGCGGCACGCCGAGGTCGGCGCAGTCCACGATGTGTGGCGCAGCTTGATATCCCAGAGCTTGTACGGCCTGCAGCCAGGCCGGGTAGAGAATCCAGTCGGTGAACTCCGGAACGTTCTCGATCACCGCCGCTTGTGGCCGGTGGAACTCAAGGGCCGATACCGGCGCCCAGGCCGTCGATCGTGAAGCGTCGTGCTCAGGGTTGCCCGACTTCTTGCCACGCGCCTTGGCGTGGCCCTGGCAGCAGGGCGAAGCGAGCAGGATGTCGTGCGCCGGCACATGTTCCCAGCGAGCCTGGTGCAGGTCCTGGCAGACGTGCTGCGTGTCGGGGTGGTTGGCGCTATGCCATTCAACGGCTACCGGCCAGTGGTTTGCCGCCCAGAGAACCTGGACGCCTGCGGCGCGCGCGCCGGTGCTCCATCCGCCGAGGCCGGCGAACAGGTCGATTGCTGTGGTCATTGCAGTTACGGTCCTCAAATCAAAGCGCCGCTATCGCTAGGCGGCGTCCAAGTTGGTATTTGTGATGGCTCTGTGCTATCGATTAGCAATGACATGATGTCGCTCAGCACCGCATGGGAGATGGCGATGGATATCGAGCCAACGAATCAGCAAGTAGCAATCGAAGTTGGGATAGAAGAGGAGGAAGTGGAACGGTATCGCCGTGAGTCGTTATTGCTGGGTGATGGATCTTGGCTAGTCCATTTCGCCTATGAGATGCCGAAAGAGCTCCGGCACCGCTTCATTGGAAGCTTCACTGCGATAGTGAAGGCGAATGCTCCAAGGGAGGAGGACAGGGAGTATGGGGAGTATTTCAGCTCGCAATAGCCGAGGAGGCATTGTCGTTTAATGGGAAGACGTTGGCGGGTAGCACCAGGGAATATTGAGCAATAAGTTCGCCGATCACCGTGGTAGTAAAGGTGACCTGGTAATTGAAGGGTAATATGGGACACTGGCATGAGGCCGGCTAAAATGGAATCGGAAATGTCTTTGAACGCTATGCAGCAGCATGAGTTGCTTGCGCTTCTTGCTGCTGGTGCAGCTTTGGAGCTGCCACTTGGTACGCGTCAGCAGCAAGACTTAGTGGCGCTCGCTGTGGCCGCAAGGGAAGCAGGATCCCATCTCACGCTCACTGATACTGCGTTCCGCCAGCAACAGGATTTAGTCGCTATCGCAATGGCTGGCAGGGGCCATCTAACAATCAAGAATTGAGAGCTTCGTTCGCGGCAGTCGGGATCCAGATAGCAGATGGTCAGTACTGCCGTCTCCGAGAAGGCGTTATCGGTGAATAGGGGAAGGCGCTGGCGGGCAGCGCCGGCGTGTCAGGCGGAGTAGAGGCGCTCGAAGTCGTTGGCCGGCAGTTTGGGCTTGGCGTGGTATTCCTTGAGTGCTGCCTTGTAGCTCGCCTTGGCTTCCTTCATGGTCGGAGCCCACTCGCCAGCAACCTCGAGCGGCTCGTAGATTGACCAGCGCTCGAAGTTGTAGTGGCGCCGATACTGGCGGTAAGCGCTCCCCCTGGGGTAGCGAACCATCCGGTACTCCCACTTGCCCCAGCTGCCGCGCTGCTGATACTGCGGCATGTTGATGCCGAGGAAATGAGCGAATCCGTCGTAGCACTCGCACTCGTCGAGGTAGGCATCGAACTTGGTGCGCTTGGCCGGCGGAGGGGGCGGTGGCAGCTTGTCCAAAGCGAACTGCTTACCCTCGTTCGTGGCGCGGTACACCACCTCATCCTCGGAGCAGAAGGCCGGTGCCTTGCCGCGGGTCATCAGGCCGGCGGCCACCATAACGTCCAGGTTGTTGGAGTCGTCGTAGCCCGGGCTGGTGAGGAAGTGGTTTCGGCTAATGCTGCGTCGATCTGAGCGCTCAGCGCACAGGCCCAGGGTGTGCCAGAGCAGGCCAAGCTGCTTCTCGGTCGCTTCGATCATGGCTTTCTCCATGCATGTGTCGCCCTCCGTGACCAGGGGGCCAGCGCGAGCTACCGTGGTTGGATGAACGGATAAGTAAAAGGAGGCCCTTATGCTTTGGCTCAGAACCGACAAGGTCAGACTCAAGCTTCAGCGGCGCATCATGGGCGTCGTCTTGTTCATAGCCATCTTTTTTCTGGCCGCTCAGTACGAAGCATGGCTTTCAGGTAGCGTCGATTTTGGCGATGTATTGGACGGCATCGTCTTAACGGCGCTTGCTGGAGGCATGTTCTACCTCGCAGGCAAATGGTGAGCATGCGCTTACCTCCATGGCCGGATGCGGCATGTGTTGGTACGGGAGTTGCTCTACCCTTGAACAATCTTTAATTGGGGGAGAGGGCAATGACTCAGAACGATGTGCGCTACATGTTCTTCGTTGTAGGTGCTGTGGTGGTCCTGACTGGAGTGGGGGTATTGGTTTTTATTAGGTCCATATGAGCCACACTGTGGGTGTTACTACCCTTAGTTGGGGGCCGTATTGTGATCGGACTTGTAGGTCACGGGCAGCGATCCTACGCGGACATACAGGGCTCGTGCTGAATAGACGACACAGTCAACTGGAGAGACTAGCTATGACTCAGGACAGTATTTATTACCTAGTTTTCATTTCGGCCACTGTGCTGATGTTGTGTGCTGCTGCCTCCATGGCGTTCATTGAGGTGTTTTTTTCCATTCCATAGCATTAAACGGCTGTCAATTGATGGAATAAGTGCCTTCAAGTGCATGCTGACACGAGAGGAACGCCTGTGTCGTCGAGGTCGTCGCTAAGCATCAGTGCCGGCGCGCGCAGTTCTCGGCTGATGCGGAACCGGTCAAGCTTCTGCGCCACAGAATCAGAAATCTCGATTTCGTGGCGCGGAGGAGTGAGAAAGTGCACAGCACGTTCTGGGCCCAGCTCATGCGCCCGGTGAATCAGCAGCGTCATGGCTTCGCCGTTCTCTTCCAGGCCGGCCCATTCCATCAGTTCCAGCAGGGCCTGCTTAGTACCTCGTCGAACCTTCAAACGCAGGTCTTCTTCCTGCAACCGCTCGGCCTTGGCCCTGCGCTTCTCGTCACGCTGCTGCTGCGTCAGGGCCATCACCGCCTCCATTGCGCACGAACGCGGTGCCCGGGGCGTACTCCAGCAGGTCGCATACCCGGTTGATGATCTTGAGCGCCGCGTCGAACACCTTGGCATCGTCCGGCTCGCGGGCCAGGCGCTTCATGTTCGGCTGGTGCTCAAGGCATACCTTGTCGACCAGGCGCCGGGCCAACCTGCGTAGGTGGTCGGCGCTGTCGTGCTCCCGCAGGCTGAGCGCAAAGGCCAGCGCGACCTCATCAGCACGGTACTGGCCGCCGCTGCGGGTGTTGTACAGCTTCTTGACCGGCCGATTCATCCAGGCCGGCAGGGTTACGACTCCAGAGGGTGCTTTCTGCATTTCGGTGCTCCGTGAGGCCGCTGGGCGGCAGGTGAAACTGTTCTTGCCGCCGGCGCTGGCGGACCTGGAACTTCAAACCGGTCCGTCGCATCGCTTACCCTCAACCTTGGGATAGTCGACGCCGAACAGGTGGATGACCCTACAGAACTTGCGGTCGGAGATGCCCAGCTTGGTCTTGGCTTCGTGCCGGTTAAGACCAGCATCGCGCAACTGGGTGATCTTGGCAGCCAGGGCCTTGTCCGCTTCGGGGTCTGCATAGGCCCTGTTCTTCTCCCCGCGACCGCGCTTGGGATCGGGCCTGAAGCAGAAGCAGCCTTCCATAGCCGCCCGGTACAGCGTGGTCTGGGCCAGGCCAGTGTGCTCCATGGCTTCGGCATAGGTCATGGTCTTGGCCAGCTTGCGCAGCTCGGCCAGCTGCTCTTGGCGCTTCTGCGCCTTCTGGCTGATCGGCTTTGGCTGCACGGCGCGAACCTGCTCGATGTCGCGATGCGGGCGGTGCGGCACGTACTGGAAACCGTCGAGCACGATGATGCTGCCTCCAGAGGCAAGGAAGGCCGCTTTGGCGGCCTCCAGGTCGATTGATGGGTTCATGGGGCCTCCTATGCTGCGATGCCGAGCACGCGGTTCATCCGATCGTCGAGGATTTCGTAGAAGGTCTTCACGCGCTCCGAGAGCTTGCGGATCATTGCCTCGTCCCGGTATGCGCGCTTCACGAACAGCGGCATGCCAGGCCAGTAGCAGATGAAATCGATCCACTCGCGCTCCGACACCCAAAGGCCGCCCTGGCACTGGGCGACGTGCTCCTTCGGAATCTCTCCACCGAGGATCACGTCAACCTGCAGCTTCGGCAGCTTGGTCTTGATCTCGGTCAGACCGCTATCTCCGACCAGAGCGTCTGGCGAGTAGCCGATGCCGTGGTTGAGGATGATCCCGACCTCGGTTGTCTCGACCTCCTCGCTGTCGCGGTAGAGATTGCGTGCAACCCCTTCCAACTCGTGGCCACGCTCCGTGTGGCGGTTTCCGCTGAATGGATCGGCTGCTTCGCCGGTGATGCGTTCGCCGATCAGCGTGTTCATGTACGTGAAGGCGCCGGCACCGAAACCCGATTCGCCCTTGCCGTTCACCAGCAGGCAGTCCAGCTCACTGCAGGTGATGATGCCCAGGCGCAGGTCAAGCCAGGCCTGGGTGCCTTGTTCGACGTCTGAGATGATCTGCATGGTTTACTCCTGCGGACGGTTGGCCGACTTGGTGAGGCGGGCGAGCACAGCATCGAACTCGGATTTGTAGACGTTGGCGGCGCAGCCGTACTTGGCCGTGAAGTGGTCGACCAGCACCTGGCTGCATTTTTTCAGCAGCGCGTCGAGCTGTGCAGCCTGCCGCGGGGTGATGACCGGCTCGTCTGGCTGCTGCACCTGATTCGCACCTTGGCCGTCATCGTCTTCACCGGTGGTGGTGAAATTCAGTAGGGCGCCAGCGGTATAGCGCTTGCCGTAGCTGACCGAACTGGCAACCGCTTGCACTGCGTTTTTGCTGCCTGTGGCATCGGCCGGCAACAGGATCGAGGTTGTTTCCCGGTGCCCGTCGCGATGGCTCAGCACGCCCTCAACCTCGATTCCTCGCTCGGTTCTCGGAATGCGGAATGTGAGCGCGAAGCCGTGTTTCGCGAGTATCGGCTTCAGCTCTTCGTTGATGTCTTCCCACAGGGCATAGGTAGATTGAACGTTCTTGTACTTGTCCCTGATGGCGCCGCGCTCACGAACCACCGGGAGCTCTTCCTGCATGGCGGCCAGGGCGGCATCGAATGCTTGTTGAGCCTGCTGCGCTTGATGCTGGCGGTGCATCGCCATTAGCCGCTCCATCTTGTCGATGTCCGCGTTCGGCGACATTGCGACCTGCTGGATGATCTGCAGGATGGTCACCGACTCGGTGGCGACGGCCGGCGGCTGGGATTGGGTTTCGACCCTGGCTACTTGGCTCATGGCGACCTCAGTATTGGATGGTGATGTTCGGGATCTTGCGCTCGGCAATCAGGGTGATCGCCTGCTTGGCGCATTCCTCGGTCATGCCGCCGGCGATGAAGGCCTCAAGGGCGGCACGGTTGATGCTTCGACGGTGGGCGACGTCGCGTTCGCGTTGCTGCTGCTGGCGCACGATCTCGGCGGCAGCTGCATCGGCACGGCGGCGCTCGTCCTCACGAGCCTGTTCAGCTGCTTCTTCAGCCCGGCGGGCGGCGGCCTGGCGTTCTTGCTCGGCGCGCTGCTCGGTGGCAACTCGGTCCGCTTCAGCCTGCGCTCGAGCGCGTTCCGCTTGCTCGGCCTGCAGCTTCAACTCCAGTTCGCGTCGCTCGGCAGCGGCCTTGGCTTCAAGTTCTCGGCGCTGCGCGGCTTCCCGTTCGGCCTGGGCCTTCTGCTCGGCTTCGCGTCGTACACGCTCCTCGGCCTCCCGCGCGATCCGCTCCTCGCGCTCCTTCTGCTCGCGGGCTTCAGCCTCGGCTCGCAGGCGGGTCAGTTCAGCTTGCTCGGCGTCGTACTTCTTACGGGCAGCCACGGCGACCACAAGGGCGTCCATCGACGCTTCTTTGGTCCGGGCGGCCTCCGCTTCGAACTCTTCCCAGGCCTCGCCAAGGGCGAATTGGGAGAGCTCCGTGGCGCGCGCTTCCAACTGCTCGGCGTCCAGGGCGCCCAGATCGGTGGCCAGTTCCTTCATGCGGGCGATAGCGTCGTTGTGGCGGTCGACCCGCGCGTCCTCGACCGTCTGCCAGTCGGTGAGCGGCTGGCGGACCTCATCGCGCAGGTTGTCCATGGTGGTCACGAACTCGCGCAGTTCAGCCTCGACCACCTTCGGCATTTCCTTGAGCCGGCGCAGGTAGTCGCGGCCCGGTTTTTCGACTGCGGTCTTCGACTTGCTGACCTTGGCGGCCAGGCTGGCGATGCGCTCGCGGCCTTTGCGGGTGGTCAGGTCGGGCACTTCGCCAAGGACCTCGCCCTTCACCAGGTCAATAAATTGCTGCAGGCCGCCGGCCACATAGATGGCCGGGGCGTTCGCTTCGCTGATCTCCTCGATCGCGATCAGTTTCTGTTCTGCGGACATTGGAAAACCTCGCGCCAGGCCGGCGCCGTCAGTGGAATAGGGAAAATGCCAGGTCACCCAGGACTGGAGGTATTGCCCAGGCCCTGGCTGCGGTGGATGGTTGCGCGCTCTCGCCGCTTACGCTCCCGAAGGGGTACGGTTATCCCGAAGGCCCGCCGTGCTCGGGTGTGAATTCAGGAAGTGATGGTGTCGGCCAGGGCGCTCAGGAGGAGCCAGCCGGTGCAGAAGGTGAGGGCGATGAAGGAGCCGCGCCAGGTAGCGAAGCGGCGGGCGCGCTGGTAGCCGGTCATGGCCGAGGCCTCACAGCGATGCGCCCGGCCTTGATGGCGGCTACGAGCTTGGGCGGCAGGGAAGAGACAGGAACCTCGCGCGGCAGCCCGGCGCCGATGATGGCCAGGCTGCGCTCGATCTGCTCAAGCTGCTCGTCGATCAGGGACTTAACCGGTGCAGTGCTCATGCAACCTCCTTGCGCCCACCAACGATCTTGTTGAGGCGCCCGCAGTAGTGGTTGAACTCTTCGATGGTGATGCGCTGGTCGGCCATCATTTCGGTGAGCTGCTTCTGGATCATCACGGACCAGCTCACCGGAGTGGATGGATCGGCCAAGGCATCCAGCTCGTTGTCGAGCAGGACATGCGGGCTCATAGGCCTGCCTCGTCAGCCTCATGCTTCAGGCCCTGCTCGGCGTACTGGTCGAGCATGCCCTCGGCTATCTCATACAGCTTGCCGTTGATGTGATCGCTCGTACCGACGATGTCCTCGACCATGCTTTTCACCGGTCCGCCGGCCTTCGCCTGGAGCAGGAGGAGGGCGAGGGCGGTGATGTCGTCTTGCTCGGCTTCCTGCAGCGACCGCAGGTGCTCGGCGACCTTGGCCACGTACTCCTCCTGGCGAACCCCAATCGGGCCGCCGAAGCGCTGCGGGATCAGAACGTCGCAGCCGCCCACCAGGGCCTCGGCGTTGCTCTCGATCCAGTTCTGAGCCGCTGCCTGGTACGCAGAATCATCGTCAGGCTCGGCATTGTCATACCGCCATTGTGCTGCTCGAAGTGCGCCCATGGTCGCCTCCAGGTGGTGGGTTACTCGGTTGGTGGAGTGAGGTGTGGCTGCCAGTGCGTCACGCGGTGCTCGAAGCGCGAGCCATCGCCGTAACGCCAGTCGATGCCATTCCAGTAGAGGAAGCGGGCGCCGTTGAAGGCGCTCTGTGCTTTTTGTGCTGGTGTGTAGGCGATTACCCAGGCCTTGCCGCCACCCCTGGACGCCAATCCTCGGCGCAACACTCACCACGCAGGGCGCCGCCGCTTATGACAACCCAGGCGCTGCAGCCATCGGCGAGCGAGGCCTTCTGGTGCAGAGCTCGACGATCAACGCTGGTGCAATTTCCCGTCCTGTGGCCCTGGCCGGCGGTGACTACGTGACTCAGCTCTACATCAACCCAGGTACTCGAGATGGTGGATTTACAGGAGCGGTCACTATCTCGGTCGAGGAAACCACTGCCGAAGGCTTGACACAAACTATCGCACAAATGCCACTCATCGGGACTTGGGGTGCAGTCGGCTTGCAGGAGGTGAAGTACACGCTTCGCCCGGGTAGCACCGTGCGTGTTCGTGTGGTCTCCCCAAACGCAGGGCCGTGGCGCTTCATCCTCGGCCCTCTGATTCACAATCGAGTCGGCGGCTACCTGAACAACCTGAACCGGGGAAAGCATGTCCTTCTCGGTGACAGCTGGTTCACCAGCGGCGGGGACTTCCACAACCGCCTGATCGCACGCCTGAACAAAGCGACGGTGGTGAGTGCTGGCGTGCCAGGCAACCGGGCATCCCAACTGATCGCCAGATTCCAGACGGATGTTGTGCCGCAGAACCCCGATTTTGTCTGGGTGATGGTCGGCACGAACGACTACTATGCCGACGTGAGCAATGCGGACTTCGAACAGCAGATTCTGCAGCTGCGCAGCATGATCCAGCAGATTGGCGCGCAGCCGATCTTCTTCAATGCCACGGTCGGCGCAATCAGTTACGTTCCGGAGCAGCTGACCAAGTCGCGCAGCTACGCGCTCAATGTCCGCTATGTGCCTCAGCAATTGGCACCGAACGGCGCAGGCTCTGTGCGGCGCAACTTCACCTATTCGGGTTCGGTCACTGTCGCGGCTGGCGCGACCACCGTCCTAGCGGTGAGCCCAGGCCAGACCAGGCTCCCGGCCTTGTTGCGTTTTCTGACCCAGTCGCTCGCGGGCATGACATTGAAACTGGAATACAGCTCGTCCGCCGACGGCGCTGGGGCGGTGGATCTTGCAACGTTTACAGGTACCGGCGTAACCAACGACTTCCCGCTGGCCAGGACTGACACCGCTTTGCGGTTCGTAAAATTGAGCGTGACCAATGGTACAGGGTCGCCGATCACCGCCTGGGTTCTTGCCGACATCTGCTGGCAGCAATCATTGGTGTGATGTGATAATGCGGAACTACTCATGGACGGAAAGTTCCGCATGCGTTTCCTGGCTTCCCTGTTTACGGCTCTGCTAGCTGCGTCGCCTGTTGTAGCTGAACCCATCAAGCACAACGACCTGAACCCCGCTTTCATCGACCTTCACTTCGGCACGCTGTCCGGTGTGGGGTGGTACACCAATGAGCCGGGGGGCATCATTACTGCTACGGCCCGGGCTCCCGTTGCTGCTGGCGGATCGGTGATTCCACTTTCCACAATCAAAGGCTTCAGCCGTGGCCAACTTGCCTGCTACGAAGGGGACGACAGAACGTATTACCCTGTGGTGATCACTGATGCCGGGAATGACCAGGTAACCATCGACCGTCCACTACCGCGCGCAATGACTCAAGGTGGGAAGTTCTATAACTTCTACCGTGATGATGCGCACGCCAATCAGTTCGGGTTCGCCTGTGTGGTGGATGACGCGCTTCGCCAATTAGCGCAAAGGCCGATGCTGCGACGTGCAGTGCAGTTCAAGTCGGCGTCTGGGTGGGAAACTATCAACGGCGCCAAGTCCATGCCAGCTCCGGCGTCCGGCTATGGTGACGTTGGTGGCCAGCCTGAGGATGGCGTAGGTATCGCTGTACATACAGGAAACGCCGGCAGTGGCGTCGCGTCGAAGCCTGCCGTATCGCTCTACGAGAACATGGTCACCAATATTGTGATCAACCCGGGCAAGCAGGACGGCAAGCAAGCGGCCACTCTCGATATCGTCGTGACCGAGCTTCGGCAGACCGGCGAAGTGGTTGAGGTGGCAAGGACCCAGGTTACCAGAGACAACACCATCGCCTCCGTCGACATCCCTTACACGATTGTTGCGGGCAGCAAAATTCGGGTGAAAGTCACAGTGCCAAGATCTGGTGCAGCCGTCTTCTACCCAGGCTCGATCACTCATTACCACGCTCTTTCACCGGCCGAAGAGCTCAATCGTGGCAAGCATGTGATTCTGGGGGACAGTTGGTCCACTCCAGGTGGCGGTATTCACCAGCGCCTGAAAGAGCGGCTGGACAACGCACAGGTGATCAGCAAGGGGATACCGGGCAACCGCACTGACCAGATGGTGACTCGTTTCTTTGCAGATGTGGCCAAAGAAAAGCCAGATTATGTTTGGGTGATTGGGTCCACCAATGACTACTATCAAGATAGGTCGCCGCAGGTTTTCCAGTTTCAGATCACCTATCTGCTCGATTACATCCGTTCCATTGGCGCGAAACCGATTTTGTTCAACCCAACGGTTGGCGCGACCATGCCGTACACCGGCATCAACCAGTTGTTGAAGTCACGCAGTTATGCCCTGAATACCCTGTACGTGCCGGCCGTAAGCTTCCTGCGGAGCCCGCTGCTATCATCTAACCAGCCGAAGTAGGTAAAAGTACCCCTCATACCAGCCGATTGGCGGGTTTTTATATCTGGAGAGAGTATGAAATCCAACAACGGAAAATCACAACAGTCTGATGGTTCCAGTCCGTCGAGTGAGCTTGACCAAACTACCACTGACGATAAGCAACAATCCCTAGGAACTCAAAAAGAAGAGGTAGAGTTCAATTCAAGTGAAGCAGTTTCCAGTGGTGTTCGAAACGTCTATTTAGGGAATAATGCTGGACGCGATAACTCCACGGGTAACGACAACGTCATGATTGGGGAGAGTGCTGCATATCGCGTCCAAGGCGCCGACAATAATGTAATTATTGGGTCGGAGGCAATGATTCTCGCGACGGGAGATTGCGATTCTAATATTGCGATTGGCCGGAGCGCTGCATATGCATATAGCGGTGATGAAATAGTTGCCATTGGTGCGTATGCTCTTAGTAGATCGACTGGTGGGCCCTGCACTGCTATCGGCACAAATGCTGGCGGAAACACAACCACGGGGTCTAGGCAAACGCTAGTTGGATTTAATGCTCTGGGCGGTGCTGAAAACAATGATGTTGTAGTAATTGGCCACAATGCATTGGCCTCTCAGAGTGGCCAAGTGGCACTGGGGACTGGGCAGCAAACTCATATCAAAGCGTTGGGTACTGATCTCGCGCGGTGGCATGCTAGCTCGTTTGGTTTTTGGCTTGGCAATTACGGGCCAACAGTGCCGCCCACCGGCCAGCGGAATATGGGGATTGGTTTAAAAGCATGTAATAGCGTAACTTCCGGCGGTTCAAATATCGGTATTGGTGAGTCCGCTCTGGAGTTGCAACAAACCGAGTCGTCAAATATTGCAATTGGTGTGGTTTCTGCACAGATGGGAGTTGACCTATCAGATTGCACATATGTTGGCACTCGTGCAGGTCGCTACAATGCGACTGGGGTCGGCGCAACCGCAGTAGGTTTCCGATCGTTAGAACAGGGAGTGAACGCTGGCAATAATACTGGGCTAGGCGACAGCGCAGGCTGGGTGTGCCAAGGAGCGGGCAACATATTCGCGGGATACGTTTCCGGGGAGTACAAACGAGACGGGGACGAATGTATTGTGGTCGGTAGAGCTGCCGGACGAAACCGTCTAAACGGTAGCCACTGCGTATTTGTCGGCGGATCGGCAGGCTCTATATCGTCGGGCTTCCCACAGATCAATCAGGCAGACGGGACTGGAGGCACTCCAGCCGGCAATAGAGTAATCGGCATCGGTTATCGTGCTGTAGAAGAGTTTCTGGGCAGCGATGTTGTAGCCATCGGGCATGAGGCGGGCAGGAGCCTCGTGGCGGTTTCCGATGAAGTGCTGGGTAGTATTTTTATCGGTAATCGTTCAGGGAATAACGCGCTGCAGAAAACTGACGCATCAAACTCGATCGCGATTGGGCACGAGACCTACAGTACCCGTGACGATCAAGTTGTGCTTGGTAACGAAGAAGTGCAAGAGACGGTCCTGCGCGGGGTAGTCAAAAGCACCGTTTTCGTTGTCGCGAATCTCCCTAGTGCTGTTACGGCTGGTCTCGGTGCGCGAGCTTTCGTCTCTGACGCGGAGACCACGGTTTTCAATGCGGCATTATTGGGCGGCGGGGTGGGTAAAGTACCTGTTTTTAGCGACGGTACCGTTTGGCGGGTTGGCTAATTTGAGGCCACATTGGACGTGCGTTTAGCGCGATGTCTATATCTTGAAATTCTTTAGCCCGCCACTTGGCGGGTTTTTTATTGCCTGGAGAAATGCATGCCCATCAATGAGCAGCAACTGCTGCAGATCCTCCCCAAAGCCCGCCCAGTCGCGGGCATTTTTTTGCCTGCGCTGAACCGCGCGATGGCGCGCTGGAAAATCGACAGCCGTATTAGGAAGGCGGCCTTCTTGGCCCAGGTCGGCCACGAGTCTGGCCAGCTCCGCAATCTGGTGGAGAACCTGAACTACAGCGCCGATGCGCTGGTGCGCGTGTGGCCAAGCCGGTTCACTGCGCAGTCCAGCGCCGCCTATGCCCGGCAGCCTGAGAAGATCGCAAACAAGGTGTACGGCGGCCGAATGGGCAACGGCCCGGAGGCATCCGGCGACGGCTGGCGCTACCGCGGGCGCGGCCTGCTGCAGGTCACCGGGCGCAGCAACTACCGCGAGACCGGCGCCGGCCTGGGCCTGCCGCTGGAAGACGAACCGGAACTGCTCGAGCATGCCGAGCACGCCGCCCAGTCTGCCGCCTGGTGGTGGGCAAAGCGCGGGCTGAACGAGCTGGCCGATGCCGGTCGCATCCAAGACATCGGTAGCGTCATCAACACTGGTCAGGTTGGCCGCGTACCGCACGGAGCCGCTGAGCGAAAGGGGCTGTATGACCTCGCGCTGCGGGTGCTGGCATGAAGATTTTGGCCGTCAGGTTGGCACTGCTACTGGCGCTCCTGGTCACCTACTGGCTGACCTATCAGCACGGTCGATCGGTGGAGCGTGCCGCGGCCGCCCAGGCATCAGCGCAACGGGATAGCGGCGACCGCCTGGCCGAGGTGATCGGCGAGCGGGGCGCTCGACAGGAAGAACAACGACGCGCTGCGGCGCAGGAGGAGGCGAGAGCCCATGCCCAGAAAGAAAGAGCAATTGCTGATACTGGTGCTGCTGGCGCCGATGCTGCTGGCCAGCGGCTGCGCGACGAAAGTGCCAAGTTCGCCGCCACCGTCAGTTGTCCCGGCACGGATTCCGCCGCTATCGCCCGAGGCCAGGCAGCCACCCGCGCCGCCATGGTGCTCTCCGACCTGCTCTCACGGGCTGATCAACGAGCGGGAGAGCTGGCGAAAGCTTATGACCGTGCCAGGATCGCAGGCCAGCAGTGCGAGCGTGAATACGATGCGCTGACTCAAGGTCATTCTGTTCATCCCTCTGGCTGAAGGGTAACGAAATGACTGCTTTCGACCCAAAGCGGCCCTTCGGGATGGACGGCTAAGCAATGGCTGCAGTCAACGATTACCACCGCATCATCACAGGCGGGCACGGCACAAGCCGACATCCAACAGACCTTTTGCATTCTAGATGCGTGACATTTTCAGAATCCTGTCTTTACTATCAAAGATTGAAAGAGAGAACGAGACGCAACATAGAGACTAGGAGTTTGTCGGTGTATAAGTCGCTAACAGAGGGATCTGATGAATCCAATTACAGTCCATCTGGCATGGGGGGGTGTTCACTGGCCCCAACTGCTTTGGACATATTGCCCAAGAATGAACTGGTCCTTGAAGTCATAAATTGTATTAACAAACTGCTACCAGTAAGTCGCTGCACTTTGATCATCGTTGCAGATCGCTTAAATATTAATCCCAGGACGCTTCAGAGACGCTTGGCAAAATGCGGGGTTGATTTTGAAGAGTGTGTAGTCGTTATTAGACATTCCTGGGCAAAGCTATTGCTTAGTGAGTCTGAATTGACAGTTGATGAAATCGCCAAAGAGTTGGGCTATCGCCGGACTACCTCATTTTGCCGTGCCCACAAAACTTGGTTTGGGCTCCCCCCTCTTGAACACCGCTATCGTTTACAAAACTGAATATACCCTTGGGCCGATAGAGGCCAATCGCGACTCCCTGCTTTCCCACAAAAGCGGGCTTTCAAACTTGGCCCGAAAATCACGCTCGCACCATCTTGCAGTCCTCAGGCACCTTCCGCAGATTTAGCAGATTTTGGCGGCAGCGGGCCAATAAACATCACTTTCAGTCGATCACGACCAATTACGCGTGCCAGTTCTGCTATGACGCAGTACATGAAAATTAGGGTCATGAGCAGGATCTGGATGGCCCAGAAGCGCGGCCAATTCATCGAGGACCACAGCAGAGAATTCGCATCCATGAAGCCATGAGTCTCCTTCCAGTAGTCGTAAAGCCGCTCCAAATAATGCACCACAAGCGCGACCAAGGCATACATGAGGGTCTTCCAACTGACATTCCATATCAGCGGCTTATCAGGAAAACGGTTGATAAAGGGCAACATGTCTGCCACCAGAACAGACTTTCCAAGCACCAAGGATGCAATTAGCACGGATGCTGAAACGGGAAGGTCCACGCCTGACCCCTTGATCATGAGTGCGCGGATCAGGGCCACGATGTGCAGAATGATGAAGAAGAATATGGTCGGGGGAAGCGCCTTCATGAATTCATGTTTGATCTTCAGCAGAAAGGTTTTCATTGTCGCTCCTTCAGTAAGTAGAACGTTTCGGCAGACTGTGGATATCACTCAATGGGGAAATAGTAACGTCACCGCTGCGCGGAACCCCCAGCCTTGAGGTCCATCTCCTGATCTATCCAGCCAATACCTCGGGCCTGCCTGGATTGTCAGGGGCTGACCATTGAGTTTCAGCAGTTGGGTGACGGTCAGATTGATGGGTACGGACCACTCGCGTGCTTGCCAATCATAGGTTGATTCGGAGTTGATACCGTACGTGGTGTGCGTCTGGGTGGTATAGGACAGAAAAGGTTGCAGGAAGGTCTGGTTGATCTTTTCCTTCTCATCCGGCGGGGCACCATCGAGGCCCCAGATGTGGTTGGCGAGTATGCCGCGTGTCCAGCCATTTGATTGCTTGAGCGCCACTGCGGTAGGCCCCAGGCCCCATTGCTCGTTACCAAGCAATTCATCACTGCCAGTCGGAATCAATAAAGCCGGACCCGCGCCAAGAATCCAACCACTGTCGGTGGGTTTGCTGGGGGAGAAGAAAAAGCTTTGCGTGATGTCCCCGGCACCCGATTTGTCCGCCGCGCCATTGGGGGCCAAGCCATGCTGGTCGATAAGAGGGAGGATGGTACGTGAGATGAGGTTCCAGTCCTCGTTCAGTTTGAAAGGCAGCACTGGCTGGATGTTGGTTACGCTGTGCATGCCCTCACCGGTGGGCCCTATTTTCTGATCCCAGTTGTACTGCACGGGCAGGCTGTACATTGCCGCTACAGGGTTGAGCGCTGCCTTGGCCAATTCAGCCGAGTCTTCGGCATGTGCACTACCAGACTGTACGACAAACATCATGACTGAAAAGCACGTGAGGTGTATTCGTTGCATGTGCCGTCTCTGCCGATAGGTACATTGTACGGGCTTGTGTTCGTGCCAGCTCTCAAATGAGATTGCAGTAGTGTAGATGAGGTTTGCGGGAGGGATTGTGAGCGTCCTCTCTTGGCCGACTTCTGCCTGTACCCACCGTCAGCTTTGGGTCGATAGCAGCCCTTCCAGACCCAATTAGGGAGTCACCTGACCATGGGTTCCTATAATGTCCTGATGAATTGGTCGGAGCACTGCGGTGGAAAAGCGCACTTTCATAGGGATGGTCGAGGCAGGTGAGCCGCTAATTAAACAGGCCATCGATGCCATGCGGCAGTACCACGAAGCTGAGGCCGCCGGGCAACCTGCCGAAGAGGTCGAGCGCCTGCGACTTTTGGCGGAGTCGCTATTCCAGGCGGTATCTGATTATCAGCTTCGGGTTATGGCCAAGGCACGCGGCAAGGATCTGCCTCCTCTCCACTAGACTGCTCACCGACAGGACTCCTGTGAGTAGCCACATGAAGGAAGAGTGGCGGTCGGCAGAACGCCGGATGCAGGCCGGAGCCCGTGGGGAGATTTTCGGGGGATGGTGAAAATTGGTTCTGCATAGTGCGGCACCGTTTGCAGCGAGCGCCCGCTCAATGCCCTGAATTTCAAGGCTTTTAGTACATCCCGCACGCATGGGGTGCAAGGGGTCGAGTGTTCGAATCACTCCGTCCCGACCAAAAATCCCTAAAAAATCCAGTCACTTTGCGGTGACTGGATTTTTTTATGGGCGGCGTCGCGCAAAACTTGCGCAAAATGAAATTTCGTCCTGGCACCGAATCAGCACTTCGCTCAATTGATCGGTGACTTTGATCTTCAGCCTCCCAGTGCCCAGCTCTCGTGCAGATTGTACCGGGTATCGCGCACGCTGACTTCGCCGGAGTAGCGGGCGAACACCCGCCA